TGCGGGCCTGGCGGACGGCTTCCGGGTTACCGGGCACCGTCACGCAGCTGTACTCCAGCAGGTCCCACTTCCGGTAGATGCACCGGCAGTCGGCCAGGGCTGGTTTCGCTCGGATTTCGTCGGGCGTTGGCATTCCAGCGTCGATCGGGTTGAAAGAGACCGACCATGCGGAGAGGAAGCCCTGGGCGTACAACTCGAAAACACGATCTGCGAGCGGGTCCATGCCTGCCGGGATGAATTGCGTCTTGGCAATCAGGCGGTTCTTGTTGGTCTTGATCCACTGGTTTTTCCCGATGGGGGTTCCGTAGTCTCCGTGGTTAAACAGAACGACGGGGTTCTTGCGGTAGTTTTCAAGCTGAGCCCCTGCCGGATCGACCACGGTCATGTAGCGGTCGACGGCGTCTGTGTTGATGGTGGCCACCACCGTCCGGGCGTCCCGGTCTACGTCGTTGGTCTCGGCCGTGTAGGCCCGGGTTTCATTGGCCATGGTCAGGGCTCCTTGGTGCCTTCGACTCCACGAGCCAGGCGGTCTCGGGTGCGTTTCTCAAGCCAAAGTTGAGCTTGCTCGATGTTGGTGATGGCGATGGCGTTCTCGCGGCACGGCATCTTCTTGTTCATGACTTTCAACCTGTGGGCCAAGATTGCCAGCAGGGCTTCGTTGGTCAGGCCGTTGCCGCCAACTTCCTTGATGGCCCCTTGCTGGAATTTCAGCGTGGCGTGAAACGTTCCCGCCACCAGGTCGTACTGGTAACCTTCCACGTCAGTACCGTCGGCCAGTTTGCTGATGGCGTTCACGTACACGCCGTTGTGGTCTTCATGGATTCTCATGGTTTTGGTGCTCAGGGTGCTAGGGCGTGGAGCGAACGAGCACGCCGCAGAGGCATGGTCAGTTGTTGGCTCAGAATGAATGGCCGGGCATCTCACCCCGGCCTGGGTGTGGCTGTGTCCGTCGCCCCACGTGCTACGGGGTAGTGTCGTCAGGGGCCGCTGGTGGCTGAACTACCTTGGGCTGTTCCGGTACCGGGCTGGCCTCGTGCTCCTGGCCGTCGTCTTCGACCTTCGGCTGGACAGCCGTCTCGCCCCACTTGGGATCGGTCGGGCCGCCGTACTCGGGCTTCAAGATGGCGAGCTGGGAACAGCGGCAGCCAGGGTGCAGGGGCGGCGTGCGGATGTTCTTGTAGTGCTCATTGTGGCCGATGACCGCGAAGTTCTGGCCCAGCGGGACTTGCTTGACGGTTTCGGCGATGTGGTAGCACAAGGCACACGCACCGCCGGAGAGCAGCCACTCGAACCCGGCCACCACTTCGCTCTCGACCGCCGCTTCCAGCTCGGCCTCATGCCGGGCTCGGCTGTTCTCCGTGGCGGCAATCCGCCGGGCTCGCCAGGTTTCTGCGTTCTCGAAGACCCTCTGGACTCGTTTGGTCAGTTCGATCAGGCTTTCGCCCTCGTCCACAATGCCGGTTGCCAGCTCGGCCCGAAGGTCTGCCAGGGCCTGGTTCAGGAGCTTGCTGGTGGTCGCGTTGGTTTCCTGGCAGAACGCCAGGGTCGCGTTCTGGATCTTGTTTCGCACGTGTGGGTTGATGACCTTCCACGCGTCGGGATCTAGCCCGATGTTGGACCGGAACCGTTTGCCGGCCTTGTCCCACACGGCCGAGATGAGCGGGGTCATGTTCTCGACCATCTCAGGCGTGTCGCCTTCGAAGCCGGGGAGGTTGGGCGGGAGCTCGTTGGGTCCGTCGGCCCGCTTGCCGGGTAAGTGGTGCAGGTGCTCCAGGGTGCGTTGCCGCTGGCTGCGGAACCACTTGATTAACTCGGCCCGGATCTCTGGTCCATCGCCCAGCTTGAAGGTGTCTTCCTCATGAGCCCGCACCAGGTGCCGGCTTACCAGGGCAAGAGCCAGCACGGCGGCCCGGAGGGATCGGATCACGTGCGGGAGGCCTCTTGAGGTTGCAGCTGGGCCCGGAACTCCTGGAGCAAGGCGATGGTTTCTCGCAAGGCTTTTCGTTCGGCCCGGTAGAGCCGCCGCTTGCGCTGCTTTTCTTGCTCGGCTTCGGCCTGGGCTTCTTCGGGGGTTTCGCCGGCTTCTTCAGGGTCTGTGGGTTCGTCGGCTTCGTCGGCTTCTGCCGGGTTGGTTTCGTTTGTGGGCGGCATGAGCTGGGGCGGGACCGGCTCGGGGTCTGCCGCTACGTCTTTCAGGCGAACGAACGTGCCGTTGAGCAATGGTTCGTCGCCACCGTCGACGTATTTGTCTCCATTTTCGCGGCGTGCTTCGTTGATGGTAACCGTGCCGTTCTTGATGCCCATGTCGACAAGCTTGGCCCGGCGTTCGGCATCTTCTTCCACGGGTGAGTCAAACGCGAAGAACAGGCGGTCATCCACCTGGGTGGACATGGCCGTGAGGGCCCCTGCGATCATCACGCAGCGCGGCTCGATGGCGTTCCTCTGATGCTGGTAAGTTCCCGCTTCCGCCACAGCCCGGTTCGAGTTTTCGGTATCCAGAAGCGAGATCGGCACATCAAAACAGTTGGCGACGATCAAGCGTTGATGCTTGCTGAGCTCGAGGCCGCCGAGGTCGGTTGGCTTGTAGTCAAACGGGACGAAGTTGTAAGCCCCCTGGGTGACCATGACCTTGCCGGCGTTGCCGCCGTTGAACGAGCGGTCGACTTCGAGCTGGAGGCGGCGGACTTCGGTGTCTCCGCCGGGCATCTGGGGGTCTGCCGGGGTGAGGACACCCGAGGGCCGGGCGCCGTTTTTGAGGAGCGACTCCACCGTGGCGGTGTAATAGTTACCCAGGCCGACCTGTTCAAAGCAGGCTTGCAGGGGGCTGTAGCCGCTCAGGAACGGGTCACGCAGGCTGATGTGGCGGAGCCGGACTACGTCGTCTGGGGCCAGGCGTTCGCCCAGGAACGTGTAGTGGCTCAAGATCTGGCCGTTCTGGCCGGAGCCCTTGACCGGGTAAACGTACTGGGCCATCAGCGGCCACAGCTCGCTGGCGGCAAACGTGGGATCTGGCCGCGTGGGTACGACGTACGCAGAGCCGACCACGTCCAGGCAGAGGCTCAGGTACATCATCAGGCCGTGGCCGTCGAAGTACGGGTTTGGTTTGGCGAGCGCCTGCAGGAAGGGGTGCTCGGTGATTTCCTCGATTTCCGAATCTCCCTGCACCACCTGTTGGACGTGGGAGAGCCCGCGCACGTACTGTTCACGACGGGAGGAGATTTTGCGGCTGATGTTCCGTACCCCACGGCCGGGCCGTTTCTGGCCGGGCCGAGTGGCTGCGAACAGCCGCAAAGGGACCCGGGCCACGCCGCGTGCGTTCAAATTCGCGCAGCTGTACGCCACGGCCTTGAACGCGTTGACCAGCTCGGTGGGGTTTGGCGCGCGTTTGGTGCGGAAGTCGTCTAGCCACAACGGACCGCCGGCCGACCAGCCCACGCTGCCGGAGGCAATTGCCTGGCTGGGGGCCATGGCCCGCTGATCGTGCTGAAAACGCTTCCGCTTGCTCACGTGGAATTTCTCGCTGGTGGCTGCTATGTAAGTTCCGGCTTACTTTCCGGCCTTGACCGGGGCCGGGTTGAGCTTTTCCTCGACCCGGTGCTTGGGCACAGCACACCGCTGGTTTTTTTCGTTGTCAAAGTGGTACTCCGGCGCCTCAGACGAGCCGGTGAGGATGTACCCGGGCTGATACTGGGTGTCTCCCTGGTCATTCACGCCCACAGGAAATTTCACCGTGCTATGGCCGGTGACCTCTGACAGGGTTTCCATGATTTTCACGTCGGTCTGAATCAATGCGTTGGCCATCAGTCCCACCACCTATCGTTATCAGGCGAGTGATAGGCGTCAGACGCCTGACGCGCTTCCTCGACCTGCCGTGCTCGCTTCTGGTCTTCTGGCTCGGGAGCACCGCCGAACCGGAAGACTTCCAGTGCCGCATAGCTCAGCACGTCGACCTGGTCGTCATGCTGGCTTTTGGGGAACGAGAGAAGTTCTGCTTCAAACTCAGGAAGCCAGGAGGCTCCCCAGGGGAGGAAGATTTGGCCTGACTCGCACCGCACCTGAGCGGTCAACGACCGTGTGATCTTGTCTTGCTCGGCCCGCAAGCTTCGCACTGTGACTCCTGCGTTCCGCAGGGCCTGCACAATGGCGAGCTGGGCGCCGTTGGCCTCGACACACACGTACGCCAGGCGGTTTCGTTCGACAAAGGACCGGACCAGAGGCACCAGCTGAGGTGCCTCCATGCGGGCCCGAACCAGGTCCATGACCAGCAGGTTGCTGGCGGGGTCTGCCGCGAAGCCGCCCAGTACCGTGTAGTCGGCTTCTTTGCGGGTGCTGAACGCCAGGTCCAGCACACCGAACCGGCGAGACTCTGCCAGGGTGACCAGCGAGCCGCTGTCTAGCCGGAGAATGCCTGCTTGGTCTGTTGGGCGGTGATACTTGAACCACTGGCGCTGGAAGGCACCGCCCGAGGCTGGGGTGGGTTGCTGCTGGTACAGGGCTGAGAAGTAATAGCCGCCCACTGTGCGGCGGATTGACTGGAGCCGCTCAACCGAGAACCGTTCGGGCCAGAGGGCCTGGCCTGGTTGACGGCCGAGCAGATCTCCGGGTTCGGCCAGGGCCGGTAAGCTGAGCACCGTCCACTTCTCGCCAGATTCCTGGGCGTGGCTCAGAATCCGGCCGCCGAGGTCGTCTTGGTGCCAGCGAGTTTGGATGAGCACCACGACCGAGCCGGGCTCCAGGCGGGTGTATGCCGTGGATGTGTACCAGTCCCAGTTGCGGTTCCGGTAGGTCGGGCTCTGGGCCTCTTCTGCGTTCTTGACGGGGTCGTCGATCAGGAAGAGGTGGGCCCCTTTGCCGGTGGCCGGTCCGCCTACGCCGGCGGTCATCATGCCGCCGTCTCTGCCCTGGAGGTTCCAGCCGTCTGAGGCTTTGGAGTCGTTACGGACCTTGACGCCCATGGTGGCGCCGATGGGGCTCTGGAGGAGGTCACGCACCTTGCGGCCCCAGGAGGCCGCGAACTTGGCTTCATAACTGGCCAGGATAACGCGTGAGTCTGGCTGATTGCCGAGCCACCAGGCGGGGAAGTACTTGCTGGTGAGCTCGCTTTTGCCGTGGCGCGGCGGCATGAAGATGGCGAGGCGATCAATTTGTCGATTGGCGCAGGCGATCAGGTACCGGTTCAGCAGTTTAAGATGTGGCGCTGGTATCCAACGGCCGCTCGAGGCCGAGAGCGCCAGGCCTGCCGGGCCCGCGTCCTGAATCAGGGCTCGTTCCGTCTGGACCAATTCCTCCAGAGAGGCCGAGCGTACCCAGGATTGTAACGATGCGAGTCCGGACGCTTTCGATTTCGCCACTCTCGATTTGCCCGTTGATTTCGATGGGTACTGGGCCTTCCATACGGGCCATCAGGTCCCGCATCGCCGCCGGACTCTCTTTTGCCATCACAATCCAGCGCTCGGCGAGCATCTGGGCCACCGTCTTGCCGCCCGCCAGCTTCCGGCCCAGGAACTTGGTCTCGCCCATCAGGCGGCGCAGCTCGGCCGTGATGGGTTTGGGGACCGCGTGACGGCCCGGGCCGCCTGGCTGCCCCTTCTTGAACCGAGTGGCCTTGTTTGGGTTCGCGTTAGCCATGAAGGTTCAATACCATTTGTCTCGATCTGCGTCATAGACGTGCAGCCGAGACTGAGGGCTGGCGTTGCGCTGGTTGTCAATGGGTGTTGATGTGTGAATGCGAACCCAGACCAACGAGCACCTCAAGCAGACCGGGTACCGGTATCGGTTGTTGGGCGTGGGATACATCCAGCAGGCTTTCAGCGGTCCAACGCTGTTTCCACAGAGGCCACACCTACGCCCTTGAACGGCCATCAGACACGCGGGACCGGCGGAAGGGAACCGGACGATTGGCCAGGCTCGGCGGTACGCAAACACGCGGGCTGACCAGCGCCGCCTGGGTCAAGCGGGCAATATCCATGGCTGGCAAGTTTGCGGTTGTTGGCCTGCTCGGTCTCCAGCTCGTGGATTCGCTCCTTGAGGCCATTAACTTCAATCTTCTTGGCCTGCCAGTCGATCCACCGCAAGGCCACCTCATGTGCGGCTCGAACCAACAACAACGCCAGGGCCAGCACGCTACCCGCCACACCCACGGCGCCTGGGCCTGCCTGCGCGAACAGGCTGCCCACTGTAGCCGACGCCACGCCGGCACCCGTGATGACGTTCGAGGCGTGGTGGTCGTTCATGGGACGTTCACCGGGGGGTTGGAGTCATCTGTAGGGTTTTCTACGGGCGTGCGAATGACCCACGCTTCACGC